GCTTCACAACCTGCAACAGCTGCTTCTAATGAAAGCAGCCCGGAGACTGCTGGTAAGTTCCCCGGTGCTAGTGGAGTTAATGTTTGATGAAAGAATTAATTAGACCAGCTGGGGAAGTTCTCCTTAAATTTTTAGAGTCTGAACAAGGCCGCAAAGCTTTGGGCAAGACAGCCGAAGCTGGCATGGCAGCTGCAAAAGTTGCTGGTGAAGGTTTAGGTAAGTTTGGTCTTAGGTCTGGATTAGCTACTGAAAGTGCTGTTCTTAAAGGGGCACCTGCCGCACGTGATTTTGCTGAGCAATTTGTCGGTAGACAGGGTGTTGTCGGTAAGGCTGCAAAAGCAGTATCTTCAGTGACTGATGATCAGATCACAAAAGCTGCTGGAACTTTAGGAGCAATCGCAAATCCTGTTTCAAAAGCAGTGGCCATTGGGGCACCCCTTGCCCTGGCGAGTGGGATGATGGATCGACCAGAGACTGCCTACACCGCAGCTATGGATACGATCGCTGCCCGTGAGGCTTCGGCCTACGGAATCATTGATGCCAAGCTCCAGGCTGATGCAGCCCGCCAACTCGGTAACCAGGAACTTGCCGCACAGAAGTTCCAACAATCGCTCTTCTTACAGGAGCAGCGCCAGCAACACGACATGATGATTGCCCAGGCGCGTGCAGAGGCTCGTACTCCGCGCAATCAGCCAATGTCCGGCGCTGGTCTTTTTGACCCCATGGCGCTGGGACAACAACTCCTCGGTTCAATTCCTCAGTACTAATCAATCATGGGCATGTTCGGCAGATCAGACGACGACGATTCAGTGACTTATTTTGACACTGACATGGATGTCAACGATTCAAAAGTTTACAAAGGTCAGGGCGCTCTGGATAGAGCAGTAAAGGACAACTTTGGCGGTGTCAATAAGTGGCGGATGGCGTCGGACATTTTCAACCAAGCCCGCAAAGGTGGATTTCAGCCTTACGACGAAAAAGGTGAGTATTTCAAGGAGCTGCTGAGAACACCTTTCGGCGGCAGAGGAATTCCAGGGAGCACTCAAAGATTGGCGGGTGGTTTGACCATGAGCATGCCTCGTGCTTTTGAGCCAATCATTACCCCTGGCGGCGGTGGTGGTTATCAAGGTAAATCTACAGGCCAACGTATTGCAGGAGTTGCGGGTGGTGCTCTCAGCGGTGCTGCAGCAGGTTCAGCCATTCCCGGCATTGGAACTGCAATCGGAGCAGGTATTGGCGCACTCGGCGGATTATTCAGCTGATCCAAAAGTTACCTAATTTAAACTAATTAACATAAGAAGAAGTATTTAGTTATGGGACTACCTTTAGCCGCTTTGCTCCCTATCGGCGGGGCCGTATTAGGAGGTGTTGAAGGCTACAAGAAGTCTGGTGGTGATCTCGGTGCGGCTGCCCTTGGGTCAGGCCTTGGTGCTCTTGGCGGCGGGGGCTTGCGGATGGCTGGCTCGGCTCTGGTCGGTCAAACACTTCTTGCAAATCCAGTATATAGAGCTGTCGCCGACAAAGCTGCGAGGGGAGCAGCTCTCACCATGCCAGAGATGCAAATGTTCAAACAAGCGACTCAAGGCACGGGTAAATTAGTAGCAGGGGTGGGTGCCCTTGGGTTACCGCTTGCAGCAAGTTTAGCCGGTAATATTGCAGGTGGCGTTTCCGGACCTGTCCAGGGTGCAGCTTCGAACGCTGCTCAACTCGGCGCTGGTTTGATCGGTTACACCGCTGACGGCAAGCCTGTTTATGGCAGCATTGGTGGCGGAGCACTTCCTCCCGGTTTAGGTCAATACGGACCAACTTCTCCCTACGGAAGCCCTCTTGATGTCCTTGGTCCCGCAGGTATGGGCCAGCGTCTTCAGACCCTGAAAGATGCACAGACCCAGCGCGACGTGTTCCGCACCTTGATGCCTGAGGTCATGGAAGTCCGTGAAGCGACTGCCAAGAAAGACTTGGAGCGCAACTTGGCTGCCGCTGGCATCCGTCAGAACATCAGGACTCGTGCTGAAATGCAACGCGCTGCGCAAGACGCTGGTCTTCGGGCTGGCCTTGGTGCGCTGCAACAAGCCGGCACTGCTCTGACTAAGCAATATCAATATCAGTGATATGGCAACTGAACAACAACGTCTTGAACAACTAAGAGCACGTTATAACGCTCTGCGCGATCAAGCTCTTATTTTGGGAGTTGGCGACACGACTAGCGGTGGCCTGGAGTTGTCAACAGGACAACGACTCTCCAAACAGAACATGCTGGAGAAAGTATTAGGGATTAATGCACCAGAGCCTTTTACTGTCGGTGACTACGAGCAAGGCATCTCACAACTAATTCCTGTTGTTGAGCAGGCAAGTGTTGCAAAACAAGATGCAGCTTTCGACAGGGATCTGAATAGAAGAATGCAGGTCCTTCAAGCTTACGGGCAAGGTGATGCTTTTGATCCTGATGCTATGCGAGAAGCAGGGCAGATAGCACTTGAATTACAGGAACAGGCAGAACCTCTGTATCAACAGAGGCGGGAAAGGGAATCTGCCCGTAGTCTCAGGCAGATGCAGCAGCAGCTCCAAACTGCACTGCCATACATCGATGAGGCTCAGTCTCGCTCAGTCCAACGTAACCTGGCAGCAAGCGAGCGCTTCAAGGCATTTAAGGAACAGTTGCCCACGACCATTCAAGACATCATGTCGGCAAAGCAACGACAACTCCAGACTGCCTCCGATGCATTTCTGAGGGAAGCACAAGCAGCTGCAACTCAACAACAAGCTGCTACCGGATTCGCCAGCCTTGGTACTGGCCGTCGGTTCGGGTAATTTATAATCATCAAAGAGAGGAGATTACTATGGGGGGTTCCAAACCTAAGCCGCCACCGCCGCCGACTATTATTTACGCGCCGCCCCCGCCGCCGCCAACAGTAACGCAGGCTCCCTCGCAATCTTTGCAGACTCAGACTGCATTGAACGAAGTCAGTGGTAAGCAGACCAGGCTCAACATGGAGCTTGGCGCCAAACTCGACCGTACGAACGCGGAATTTTTTGCAGGTCAAGATATCCGTCGTACAAAGGCTACTGCGGCTGAGAATCGCCTTACGCAGAAAGCTCAGTATGGCTTAGAGACTGACTTGACTCGTGTTCGGGGACAGGAAGAGAGAGCACAGACTGTTGAGACTGGTGCTCAGTACCGCGAAGGCCTCAGGACTGCTGGTAAGGAAACTCGAGCAACTGACTTGCAACGTGAGATGTTCCGCCGCTATAAAGAGAACAGGGATTACGAGCAGGCTCAGCGCCAGTATCGAGCATGATTGATTGGATTCACTCTCTTACTGAAAAAGACCGTGAATCCTTTCTAGCTTTCTGCAAACGAGCAGGAACTCCCATCCAGATCTATCTTTACGCCCGTTTCTTAGGCTTCACTGGATCAATCGTTGAGTGTGACGAGTGGTCTAAGCAGGAGTATAAGAAGCGGGATTTTTCTGGCGTTTTGGAGATGGAGATCGATGCCATGACCATGGACATCTCTAAGTTGCGAGATGCGATCGACATGGGAATGGTGAAACAGGATATGGGCGCCTCACGTATCGCGATGATGCAGAAGGAACTGCGGGGCACTATCAAGCAGTTGAATGACGAGAAAATCCTTCTTGATAAGCAAGGATTGATCCTCGCTGGTGCAGACCGTGCGATCAGGGAGATGTTAACAATCTTCCGCGATGATCCGATCGAGGGGCCGCTCCAAGAGGCATCAATGGGTGTCTGGACAAAGATCTTCCAGGAAGAATCCTAAGGAAATGATTTATGGCGCTATGCTTTGAGCATGGCAGGAACAAGTATTCATAGCGTATATCGAAGGACTGCACGTGCTGCAGCACAACAACGTATTGTTAAGAAGACCTCAAATATTGATATAGAACGAGCAAGGACAGATTTTGCATATTTCTGTGATGTTGTAGGTGATAAACCACCTGCGGAACACCACAAAGAATGGCATAAATATCTTTGTACGGGAGAGGACAGTGAATGTCTTATTGGGATCGGTGGACCCAACATCGATATCCTCGCCCCACGAGGTAGCGCTAAATCCACGATCCTCGGCCTCTACACAGCGTGGGCTGTTGGTGTGCATGCACTGGCGCGGAGACCTTTGAAAATCCTCTACATCTCCTACACGGTGGATGTGGCCAGACCCAAGAGCGCAGCGATCAAGAGGATCATTGAGGAGAGTAAGGCATACAAGGAGATCTTCCCCACGGTAAAGATCGCCAAGGGCATCAACTCAAACGAATATTGGAGTATTGATTGGAAGTTCGCCGGAATCCGGACAGCAGGTGAAGAAGAGTTCACGGTCTGTTGTGCAGGTCTCAAAGGTGCTGTGACCTCCAAGCGTTCACACCTCTGCATCATCGATGACGCGATCAAGAGTGCGGACGATATCAAAAACAGGGATATCCGCCAGGCTATGGAGGACAACTGGAATTCAGTTATCGTCCCAACCATGTTCGAGGGTGGACGTGCGATCTGTCTAGGAACCCGCTTCCGTCATGACGACATCCACAACTCCACGTTCATTCCGGCCAACGACTGGGTGCAGATCGTCCAGTCTGCAATCTCCGTCGACGGAAACGGAGACGAACAGTCTTATTGGCCTGAGATGTGGTCTCTCGAATATCTGCGCGACCGACGTCGTCAAGCCCCCGTCGCCTTCAGCTTCCAGTACCAAAACCAAGTTGTACAAACGAGCGAGCTTTCGCTCTCACCTGATCTAATTGTCAAAGGACCTATTTCCAAAGAGTTCGACTGCCTAGGGGTCGGTGTCGACCTTTCCGCCGGAGTTCGTGAACGTAACGACTACACGGTCTTCGTGATGGGTGGGCGAGTGGGAGGGAAGATTCACATTATTGATTGCAAGCGATTGAGGATCATGGGGAACCTCGAGAAACTTGATGCAATCATGGAAATGATGGAGGAATGGGGAATTGTCCATAAAGAACGAGATCAGTACTTCCCAACGGGCAATACAGTAGAAATCTGGTCAGAAGCTGTGGCATACCAGGCTTCATTGGAGGCTGACTTCAAGAGGATCTGCCAAGGAGAGCATGGCCTCTACAACCTGAACTGGCATCCGGTCAAAGGATTCAGGGGCGACAAAGTTGCACGTTTCCGGGGGATTATGGGTCTCTTCGAGCAACGGAAAATAATTTTCAACAAATATCGCAAGTTCCAGGCACTTACAGATGAGATCGTCAATTTTGGCGTCAGCTCACACGATGACTGCGTCGATGCTCTTGTCTGGCTTTGCAACGGACTAATGACACGAGGAAAACTAGAGTTAGAGTATTGACGATTTAAACTATAGATATTCCACGCGATGTCTCCCAGCTACTTTGAAGTAGAACTTGAGCAGGATGCTTACGGTTCTGCCATCTTGCCTTTACCAGATGAACTTTGCCACGACATGGCTCTACAACCAAACGAACGTTTTGATGTGGAAGTCGAGGACGGCACGATTATTTTCAAAAGGCTGGAAGCTGGGTACGATATTGATCAGTAGACCTTTTAAACAGAATGGGCGATAGTGCAAAATCACAGCTTGACTCTATCCTCAAGTCGGTAATTACACGCGACAGTACAGGGCCAGCGGACACCATGCTGGTGAACGCCCATCTGTCGCAGATGAAGATGTTCGGGATCCGCCAAGGGGTGGAGTTCTATCCCATGCAGGACAACTTCGGAACCCAGCGTTATGACTTCATCCAACAGGTAATTAAGTTCAATCAGCTTGATGCACGCTTAGATTCGATTTGGGATAGATTTCTTGCTTACGGAAAAGGTCTTTTTTATATTCGACCCACACAGAAAACTTATCGAATTTACTGGTTTGATAGGGATTCCTATCGCACTTACTATTCTCCTGAGGGCGATTTAGAAGAAGTAATCATCATCTATCCCTACAAAGTTAAATCCTCACGGGGCTTTGGGGGCGTAGGCCTCAAAACCGATAAGCGTTACATGCGTCTCCGCATTACAGCAGAGACCATTGAGGAGCATCATAGCGAGCAGGAGATCTCATTCGATAATCCTGAGATGAGCTTTGCCTTCAGTGATAAGAAGGTCCTCAAAAACACCATGGAATTTATCCCATGCGTGGAAGTTTTTAATAACCCTGATGCATTTGGTACCGATGGTGCTGGTGAGTTTGATTTACTAGCGAATCAGATTATTGCTCACGACGAGATGGTCAAGAACATCAGGGCAAACCTGTCGTTCTTTGGAAATCCCACACTGCTGTCGTCGCGGCCAAAACAAGACATTGTGGAGGCAGATGGTGCCGACACACCACAACGGCCCAGCATCTCGAGTCAATCTGGATTCGAATCAGAGTTTTTCTTGTCTAGTTCTACTTTCAAGCAAGATAACGTAACCCGTAACTCACCTGGCTATATCGGCAAGCCTGGTTCGGGCATGCGTGTTCCACGAGTGATTGCAAACTTAGAGCCAACTGACCGAGTTGGTTTTATCACGCCAAATGCCGTCAGCACTGATCAAGCAAGGTATGCCGAGCAGTTGCGGAATGAAATCCGATTAGCTCTGGGTGGTATTGATGACCTCAGTATTACCAATGTTACTGCCACAGAAATCAAATCGGCTTATGGGCGTGTAAGTGCAACTTCTCAGAAAAAATGCTTGCAGCTTTATACATACGGGATTAATAAATGCTTTGAGCTAATCATCTTCCAGGAAGAACAGATTTTCCGTAAGTCACTGGCTTACGAAACTGGCATCAAGTATCCAGAGCTTCCTGAAGAACCTGATGAAAAAGCAATCGAGAAATATGAACGGGCCAAAGCTCGCTATGAGAAAAAATTAGAAGCTGCAATTGAAAAGGCCCTTGAAGAACAAGACATTCCACCTGGAGTTCTTGGTCTTGCGCCAGATGGTGACAGAACTGTCCTATGGCGTTGGTTGGGTCCTGTGTATGAAGATACAACACAGGATAAACTCAACCAGTCTATTTTCACCAGAAACTTGCAAGAGTTAGGTGTTGATAGCATTGAAGCACTGAAGTATCTATTCCCTTCTAAAACGGATGACGAGA